GGGCGAAAGTTCTTCTTGTTACGGGCTGGCATCTTGTCGGCTTTACGGGCCATATGGTTTATCCCCGCAGGAGGTTCCTGCTTTTATCACGTAATTAAAAAGAGGTCAAGGGGGCACGTGGCCCCCCCGACAGGTTAGTTAGGCGAAGGTTGCGGCAGTTGCCGGATCAGCAGGGACCGGAGTCATAACTGCGACAACTTTAACAACACCTGTGAACGCATCAGTCGAACCGTTAGTCATAACGATATGATCAGCAGCGTTATACAGGAATCCACCTGCGGTGCCTGCAGCCGGAGCAACGCCTGCACCAGAACCGTCGTAGGCAGCTACGTAGCGGTTCGGGTCGGTATCGTCACCCAAGTCGAGATCACCGGCACCAGCAGTCAGAACTTCCAAGTAGGCGTTCAGAACGATGGTGTCTGCAGGGACGTGCATCACGTCGATGGACTCGGACGTACCAAGATTGGTAGACGAGAAGTCCAGCTTAACGACAGCGACGTGTGCGCCGCCACCAGCAGGGATGCCAGCACTCTGTGCAGTAACGGCAGAAGATTGGTAAGTAGCCATTTAAGCCTCCCTCTACAGTGAGATAACGCCACGAACGAGGGCTTCCGGGCGAAGGACTTTACGTCCAAACACATGGAGACCACGAACGATGTCGCTAAAGGTTTCGGTGGAACGTACAACTTCAGTCTTCGCGATGTGCGAAGCAGTTGCAGTCGAGGACATGTGACCAGCAAGGATCGGGAATTCACCCGCACCCAGACCAGTTACGTCAACGGTGTCAGTACCAGCAGCATTCATTGCAGTGGACTTGTAGCAATTGAAGCCAGCAATGTTGCCCTGCATAACGAGGCCGTTACGCAGCGGCGAAGTGCCGTCACCAGTGACCTGTACCTCTGCAAACTTGGCACCTGCGCCAAACAGCTTCTCGTAGAAGGCCGGTGCTGCAACAAACCAACGGTTCTCTTCCGGAACCGACTGATCGTCGAGGGCACGTGCCATCTTGAGCATCAGGTTGACGAGGTTGTCGCCAGTCTGCGAAGTCAGCGGGGAAGCAAGCGTACCCAGACCAGTGATGGTCTCGGTGGCTGCACCCGACTCAGACGAGAGACCTGCGCCATCGAACATGGCGGTCAGGATGTTACCGTCGTACTTACGCTTCAGCGAGTATGCACCCGAAGAAGTGGCCAGAGCCTCGAAGTTGACGTGGGACTGACGCTCTTCAATGTCGTCAATCTTGAACGCAAAAGCATTCGCCTGATCTACAACCATAGTGGTCTGATCGTCAGCGAGGTCTTGCGGGTTTACCACCGAGCCACGGGAGTAGCTAGAAACGGTGATTGTAGGTTCTTTGATGATACGGACGGTATCACCGTAGTTCTCGATTTCGCCAGCGTAGTCGGTATTCGTGATGTCTTCAGCAACCGAAGCGCGACGGAAGAACTTGAGAACCTTTTGACTAAAGATTTCCGGAGTAAAGTTACCGGAAGGCAGGTTGTTGTAACCTGATGCACTATCAAAAGCCATGGGTCTTTCCTTCCTTTGTTGAGGTTTAGTTTAGTTGTTGTAGTCAATACGACCTTCGGCACGAGCCTTGTCCAGTTCTGCTTCCATTTCTTCGAACTGCCAAGGTTTCATCTTGCCGATTTCAGAGGCTTTCCAAATCCGATCACCACCCCTTGCTTCACCCGTAATGTCACGTGCCTTGGGAGAGTTTACAGCCGCTGCAGCAGACTCACTCTTCTTGGTACGTTTCTTAGTAGTGATGCCAGCATCGACCTTGTAAAGGTCAAGAACGCGAGATGCCCAACGGGCGTCAGTGTTGTTCTTCAGGATGCCGTCTGAGATGTTCTCGGGCTGTTCTTCGAGCCACTGGAGAAAACGCTCATCCGTACGTAGTTCATTAAAGTCCGGATGTTTGTTTGTAAGTTCTTGGTATGCCGCTTGAACCCGTGTATTCTGTTCCTTTTCGCGGATTGTTTCGAGTTCCTTTTCCAGTTCCCCTGCACGTTCTCCCGCTTTCATGGTTGCAATAGTCTCGACGACATCGTATACGTCGGGGTACTGCTCCTTGAATGCTTCGAGTTCTTCAGGTGACTTGGGCAACGAGATATTTTGTTGGCGAGTAGCTTGGGTAAGGGTCGCCGTCATTTCTTCTTCTTTTGCCTTGAACTCGCTAATCTTTGCATCGTAGTGCTTCTTGAGATCGTCGTAACGCTTCTTGTAATCGTGTTCCGCTTTCTCTTGCCCTTGTGCAAAGTTAGGTTCGGACTGCTCGTCCGATTCGGATTGCTCCGCTTGTTGTTCTACAGCTTCCTCGTCGTCGTCTTGGTATACCTCTTTACGGTATGCACCTTTGTAGAGCGAGTCACTGTCGATGGTTCCAAAGGAATCGTTGGGTTTGTTGGCACGATGGCCGCGAACTTTTTTTGCCATTTTATTTACCTCATTAGCGGGGCTACTTTGGCGTGTAGGTAGCCGCTCCGGTTGTGTCAGGGCCGCGAATGAACGTAGCGGGTAGCTGACTAATTACTTGCGAGTCCCTTCTGGGGCCGCGTCGAGAGCGTAGTAATCATGCCCTCCATAACTTTTAACAAAACGCATTTTAGGATTTTTTTCAAAATCCTTTGCTAGTGGTGCGTTAGGTTTTGTGTAAAACATTACATCAAATGGTAATACGGGGTCAGACTCTGTTTCAGGATTTAACAGATTATCTGCCGCAGAAAACGTCTTTGTTACCGCGCCCGGAACACGTCCCTCCATTACCTCTTTCAGTCTCTTACTAAGAATGCCGGGTTCAAGTCCGTCGTACTGAAACATCTTGCTTCCAGAGCCGCGAGATGATCGCTGCTTCATGACAGATGCAAGATCGTTTACTTTAGAAAAGCTTGGACGGTTTGTACGCGCACGGTTAATAGCAGTTTGACCTACGCCCATCATAGATTCGACGGAGTCAGTAGCTGCAGTTGTTTCAGCCAAGGCCAGTACAGCAAGACGCTCTCTGTCGTCCATGTTATCAATGAGCCTTTCAACATCAGCACGTTGACGACGACTCTTCAAAAAAGTATTGAATTTGTTTTTAGTGGCGTCGCTAAGTTCAATCTTAGCAAGAGGTAGTTCTCCGCCTTCTGCGTAACCCTTGATGAACCCGCCATCAGCAGCAGCTTGCCGACGATCTACTTCGGCCTTGCCACCATTATTAAGTTGTTCGAGAAATGAGTACCCAATGCGCTGGGCTTCTTCGGGTTCGATAACGTACTCACCCTTGGACAGGGCTACGTCCATCAAACCACCTTTGCTTGCTTTTATTGTAGTGTTTTTACCTGAATTGTCAACCCCGGTAGGCAACAGTCCGGCTTTTTGAAGCTTTTCGGTAGTAGGCGCGTTAAGAACAAATGCTCCTTCGCGCACTTGACGATTCTCGTCATCGGCTACTGTCTGTGCTTTGGTATAGTTGTCAGGAGAGCCGGAAACGAAGCCTGTTCCTTGAACAGTACCGCCATCAGCCATCATGGAGTAGCCTCTGTCCGCAGGATTGTTGCTGCCACCGCCCCCTATTGAATACTCGTTTCTAGGCTGATCTCTGTCAGAATCATCACGTGGAGTCGTTGCCCCGCCTGTAGGTGCCGGACCCGTGTCGCCACCGGGATCACCATAATAGTCAAAGGTATTCAAAGACGGACGGTAGTTAGGATCGGGACGATCTGCCCCAATATTTATGAACCTAATACTTGATGGATCATCCCCTCGATCACCTGCAGGGGGGATACCCATGACAAACGCAGAGGGGTTGATACTGTCAGGGGGGATTGTCCCGCCTTCGTAAGTTCCTGCGCCGAATCTTGTCTCAGAGTAGGTACGTCCGGTCTTCAGGTTAGGGTTGTCCGCTGCTGATCCTCCTATGCCTTCATCAGGCTGGAATCTTGATCCGGACATCTCAAGAAGCTGTTGTGCAATGCTCTGTCGTTGCTTTACGCTTATCCCTTCAGGCAACATACCTGACAGCACGGGACCGCCTATTCCGGGGGAGACGCCTACAATACGCCCGTTAAGCATACCGACAGCATAGCCTTCTTCACCGGCTCTCTGTTTTTCTTGAATTCTAGTGAGATTATTTGACGACATTGCTGCCCCCAGTGCAGCAAACGGACCCAAACCTGTTCCAGAAATCGCTCCGGTAACACTACGAGGCATACCTCCAAAGCGATCCCTAACGTCTGTGCCTATTCCTGTAACAACAAGGTCTCCCCTGTAGACAGCGTCGTCTCGTTCTGAAAAGGCTGCTGCGATTGCAGCGGCAGCAGGACTACTTGCCGGTGCTGTACCCCGATAGGGAAGAAAGCTACGACTCATGCCCGTGTCTTGGTCGTACGGACTAGGTGCCCCTGTCGCTCTCTCTGTCAGGACTGTCGATATGTAGCCTTGAACTATTTCATTCATCTCGCATACTCACCGCTGCTTCGTAGTCAGCCTTCAGCCCCTTGATCTGTTCCAGTGAAGTTATTTTCCCCTGCAGCCGGAACACTTCCAGTTCCGATTGTGCCGCCACCAACGCCCGAAGCGTCATCTGGATTTGCTCCCGGAGGTACTCCTCCAGACTGTCCCATGCCTCCTTGTTGGTCACCAGTTGGCTGACCTTGCTGGCTTGCTTCTTGTTGAGCATTGGCTAATCCCTTCAACATCTCTGCGAAAATCTGTGCCTCGTTAACATCGTTGACGAGACTGTCTGGATCAATGTCCTGTGCGATAGCGAGTTCGCGCATCAGATTCGGAATCTTGATGAACGGTGCCAGCATCGGATTCGATACCGTTTGCAGCAGCGTAGTCAAACGCTGACTTCGTACTTCTTTTTGCATAACGGCTGCTACACCGCGTGGCTTGATCTCTAGGTCGCCTTCGATGTCAGGAGAGTCATCGTTGAACTGCATGTTCCACTGGAAATACGCCTCACCAAGCGGCTTGAGAAGGCTGTCGTCAATGTTCTTGATTACCGTCTTGAGTGACAGGCTTGCACCGCCAAGCAGCATAGAGAGGCCGGATGCTGTGCGTCCTGTGCCTGCTACGCCCGTCTGTCCGTGCATGATGGATGGCAGACCTGTCTCTTCGTCTGCAAGCTGACGGCTGATCTGGTACATCTGGATGTTCTCAGGTGCCGTGTTAGGAAACTTGAGACCGTTGATTGCTGTACCAGTGACGCCCGACTGACGACGGAATATCTTACCGGGGAAGATATCCATGTTCTGTCCCGGCACAAGAGATGCTTCGTCCACGTCGAATACGAGGTTGCCAGCAAGAGCAAGGTTGTCGATAGCCATACGAACGTGGCCGTTCATCAACATCTGCGCGTCTTCCATGTTCTCAGCAATACCAACGCCCCAGATTTGATAGGGGTTGATCTCGTACGGGAACACTTGGTAGGGAATGCGTGCAGGTGTAAACGGGTTGAGAACGCAGCGCAGCACCATTGTGCCACAAATCCAGATGTTGACCTGAACCTGATCGAACTCATCCATGCTGTCAGCTACGTCTAGACCTGCCTCATCGGCCATCTTGGAGTCAATAACACCCCAGTATTCTAGTACTTCGTAGCGATTGCCCTGATAGTACGGCTCAGTCTCATCCTCACGGATGGTATCTTCGTAGTACTTGTCTTCGTAGTTCGGGCCTTTTGCAAGGCATTCTTCGATTGCATCTTTGTAGAAATACGGTTGTGCAATCAGCCCACGAAGCTGCTGTCGATTCATGCGGTGACGTTGAATAACGTACTCACAGTCGTCTACGTTTGTTGCAGACGGATCGGGATGAAAGTCCCACGGAGATACGTGTTCAATACGTGGAACTACCTTTTCGTAGGGAACGTACTGCCGACCCTCCGGACCCGACTGCCACTTGTGGATTCGCTTGTAGTGATTGAACGGACCCTTTACAATACCAGTTCCCAGAAGTGCGGACTCAAAGATAGAAGATCGAAGAACATTAACAGCACTTGTGTCAAGGAGTTGGTCATGGATTTGCTTCTCCATGTTCAGTGCAGCCTTTTGAGCCGGACTGATCTGGGGTTCGCCCATGAGGGCAGGACCGGGTTGGATAGGTGCATTAGCGTATCGCTGCTGCAACCCACCAAGAAAGTCCATAGACGGAGTTGCCTCTGTTGCACCAAACGGCATTTCTCGCCCGTCGCCTGCGTAGCCGTACGGGTCTTCTACCATCTGATCCAGCGGAGTCTCAAGGTGTGCAAACTCCGCGATACCTTCCGGTACGGGAGTCGGCTCAACAACCATCGGAAACTTCTTGTTAGCAAACAGAATGTCTACGATCTGACCGTATGCTGCCAGCACCTTGGTTTTGGTGATCTTGATGAACACCTTTGACCGCTCAGAATCACGGTACTGTGTAGTTGTATCGTAGATGCCACGGAAGTTCTTGTACGCTTGCAACCATCGCTGTTCGTACGAGAAACGTCCGTTCTCTGCGTCTTCAAATTTACCCCTGACGTACGCCGCTAGGCCCGGAAACTGTTCTTCCGGGTTTTCTAGCGGAACTGCTGTATCGTCAGCCGGTTCCAGAAAGTTGTCAGCCATATCGACCTACCTCTTAGTAGTCGCGTTGTTCAGCCATCTTCATCAGCGAAGGATCAACTGCAGTCTTGGACATCTTCTTAGGCATGTCCTCAGTCAGCACGCCCTGTGCGGTCTTGGTGTCGAATTCGAGACCTTCACGGTAAAGCTGATTGGCACCCATCTGATCATCAACAGACGTAGTGCAAGCGGCGTTAATGTATGCTTCGCCGTAGTTGTAGTTGTTGTTCGGCATTAATGCCTCCCTATAAAGTTTGTGGTTGTACGTCCAGCAGGGACGTGGTTTGACCGCTACGTGCGCGGTTTTCTACGTCTTGGACATTAGACGCAGCGTCTTCTGCCTCAAGTGTACCTGTCTGTGGCGGGGCCGCATCAGGAATGCCCCTCGTCAAATTAAGAATCGGGGTCTTGCCCAGCAGCGACATCATCTGGGCGCTTGTACGGGCTGCACCCTCGGGGTCAGCAACAGCACCGGTAAGCATCTCACCTACTACGCCTGCTCCCCCGCCTATTCGTGACAGAAAGCTATCTTCCGGCTGACCTGTCAACTCGGACACAAAGGTACGACCCTTTTGTTCTGCGATGTCGTAGCTCTCTTTATCTACAAGACCGCCTACTAAATCAAACACGGGATTGGGTGCCTTTGACAGCAGAGTACCTGCAGTAGCCAGCCCAGCCAGCGCCGAAGACTTGAGATTACGTGGGTCTAGCATTTCGCGCAATGCGTTGCGGTGAGCTTTACCTCTGTTTGCAGCAGACTCTTTTCGTGCGCTAGAACGAGCCTCAGACTGCACTTGCGCTATTTGCGCTTCGCCTTCTGCGACAGTGGTTGCAGCAGCAATTTCTTCTGGCATCTGTGCAGCACGTTCTATAACCGCTTTTTGTGTTTGAAGAGCTTCTGTTGCCTGTACACGAACAGCAACAGCAGTACGTGCCTTTGCCTCTTGTGTCTCGGCTTCAGTAAGTTCGCCTGCAATTAACTCAAGCTGTTCTTCACTGAGAAGACTGCGATCAAAATGCTGGGCGTTAGTTCCGCCACCGAATCCACTCTGGGCAAAGTTTTCAGGATTTTCCAGAACCAGAGGGAGGTCTTTATTTGCTGAGATGCCAATATAGTTACGGTCAATCGTATCGGCATTGATGTGTCCCATCAAGCCCTGAACAACGTCTTTGTTGACTTTGAGTTGCTTATGCAGGTAGTGTGGGACAATCGAACGAATAGCAGACGGAGTTGTAACTGCGCGTTGCTGAATTTCTACTTTACCATTGGGCAGAGTGACTTTAACGTCCGCCTGTGGAAGCACATCTTTGTATTCGGCAAGTCGTTTTCCGACCGTATCATTAAACGCATCATTGAACGTGTCGATGTCAGTATCAAAGAGAAGATCAGAGGTGCTGGAATTCTTTGCTTCTGTCAGCAAGCGGCCCATAGGGCTACTTGCCTTAAAGGTCAACTCTGGACGACCCTTGTGATCTGTCTTGGTTGTCTTCTTGCCCTTGACGGTTATGTTGTCGCCATCGACGATGACATCTGTAACCTTCAAACCTACTAGTTGTTCTGGACGCTGGAAGGTGTTGCGATGGTATTCTACGAGTCGGCGTGTATTAGCGTTGTACTTTGCTTCGACTTCAGGAAGAGCATCCGCGTATATTGCATCCAGCTTTTCCTTCTCAAGCAGTCCCTCCATAGGACGTTCGCCAGCAAGACCTGTACGCTGCGTACCCATTGGATTACCTGCACCCGCAAGGCGCGGATACATGGACTCTTTAATGCCGTCGCCCACATCCTCAGTGATGGCTGAAAGACCATACTTGTCGAGGTTGTGAAACAGAATGTTTTCGAAGATTTGATAGTTATAGGCTCGGTTCGAAAGATCAGGAGAACCATCACGACGGAACAGAAACACGATTTCTGCATTCCGCATATCTTTGAGAGGCGTGTCTAGTCCGAGAGGAAAGTCATCAGGAGCCAGCTTTTTAAGCGTCTTCATGTTGTTGCGTACCGTATTCATCTGGGCACGGGCAACGTGGACGCCTTCTTTGTTAATTGACTTGTACGACTCAGGCATAGGGACACTAGGATTAGATACGTAATCCAGTGCTTCACCGATAGTCAGAGTACCCGCCTCTGCCTTTTTTACTATCTCAATAGATAAATCTTTTACGGTCTTTTTTGCCATCAGTATCCGAACGTCTCATCTTGGACTTGGTACACCTGACTCTTAATTGCACCAAGTTGTTTGTGTATTGATGTGTATCCGCTCATGCGTGTCATTACCATGTATCGCAGAGCGTCGTATGCGTGATCCTCTGCCTTAGTATCTACATCTTCACTGTTGGACTTAGAAAGCGGAATGCCAGCCAGTTGCTTAATTATGTTTTGGCAACTGGAGAAGATACGTAATCGAGGTTCTTCTGTGTAGGGATCATTAGCAAGACGGCGATGAACTTCCATCTTGCCCTGTATGCGATTACGATCAGAAGGTGTCCAGCGGACTCCGGCTCTCATCATTGTTTCGGCAATCGACGGACCGAATCCTGTCTTGTTCCAACACGACGAATCCAACACGGTGTAGTGCGGTGTTGGGTCGAGTTGTTCTGCTTCCATTATTTTATCAGCTAACTCTTCCGCTGTCAAGTGTTTAGCATATAGTTCGCGATAAACCCAGATATTGTTATCCCAGTCAATAGCCCCCCACAGAACGCACGACGGACTCGCATAGCCGTAGTCTGCCGCTCGTATACGGGGCCAATTGGTAGGTAACTCGAAATGTTCGACAACGTGCCGACTCCTTGAAAATTCTGGGAAGGCTGCTCCCTCCGCCACATCCCAATCCCCTTCGAGAAGCCGCTTTCGCTCGACTTCTGGGAGCGACCTGAGCATCGCCTCGTACTGACCGTCTGCCATCAGGTAGGGATTGTCGGTCAGCCGCGCCGGTACAAACTTGCGAAGGAACAGCGGTTGACCTGCCTTCTCGTGACCTGCTGGCCACACAAAGGGCTTTTGTGTCTCGATGTCAAATGCGGGAAAGGCTTTGTTGGGTTCTAGGCCGTCAATGTACGTTTTTTTGACCCACCAGCCCCCAATGCCTCCGGGGTTCGCTGTGCAACGCATATAGAGGTGTTGTTGGAGTTCAGGGTCTGTTGAGCGAAGACGAGAACGAAGGTAATCCCAAACGTACGGTGTGGGGTATTGCGTTATCTCATCGATACCTATCCAGTTGAACGCCTGACCCTGAAAGCGGGTTACGTCCTTATCTCTGTCAAGGTACGTAAACCATATTGTTGCTCCGGATGGAAACACCCACGTGGTTTTTGACTCCCGGAACTTTGCACCCGGAAAGGCTTTGGGGTACAGTTGACGTGACTTGTCGATTAGTTCGGTGAGTTCATCCAGTGTACGACGGAGAAGAAGACCACGATGATTAGGATTGTGGCAGTAACGTAGCGGATCAGCAAGAAGTGCAAAGCTCTTTCCACCACCGGCAGCACCGCCGTAAAGTACGTCTCGCTCACCCGCACTGAGAAAGTCTGTCTGAGGGCCATCATTCGGCTGAAAGACAATCTCGCTTTCGCTAACAAGGTCACTGACTGCATCTGGCAGTACATCCAAATCCCCAAGATCGATTGTGGCAGACTCGTTGCCAACCAGAGCCTTTTCAACCTTTGTTGTAGTTTGTTCCAGCTTTCGGGCATAGCGTCGTTTGTCCTCTGCGGCTTTGCTTGACTTGACTGCACGACGTTTCGCGGCATTAACACGTTTCGTCGCCGCACGTCGCGCACGTTCCCTCGTAGAGAGGTTATATGTGGCCTTTGGCGCATTGGGGTCTTTTTTAGGTCTACCGCGCTTTTTCGGCGCTGATTGCTGCTGGTCGTCCACGTGGCCCCCTCATAGGAAATCTATCAGTATCTGCATCAGTAGTAGGATCATATTTTCCAATATGTCTAGGCTTTGGATGCAACGTGTTTGGTCGGTATGGGCCAGTTGCTCGGGTAAGACTGGTGCTTTGATTGTCATACTTGTACATATTCGTTACGTCTCCGCATCAATTACTACTTCATTCTTGGGGGGAAGCAACACCACACCGTGTATTGCTTGTACGTTGTGGTTGTGGGTCTCCTGTTTTGCAACTCCTACGCGGTTAAGCAACGATTCTGCGGCTCGTAGCCTTAGTTCGTCGCCTCGTTCGGGGGCGGGATTGTCAATTGTGGAGACAATACGGTTTGCTGCCTTCAGAGCATTGACCGAAAGTATGTTTTTTGTGCGTTCAATGATCTCTTCTGCCAACGTGGACTTCAACCACTGGACAGAACCACGTGAATATCCTGCATCTATGGCTGCAGCCGTGGCATTACCACCGTTTTCGAACAAAAGTTCAAGAAACTGGGTCTGTTGAGGGGTAAGTACCCGCTCTTTTTTTTGTTGTGGGAGCAAATTCATTGTTTTTTGCAACGGGGTTGGAGGCGTGGGCGTCTCACTTAGCCATATTCGCCGTGATTCAAGAGAATATTTCACAGATGTGTGGGAATATACCGTACGTGAAACAGCCCACGGTACCATATTAGGGTCGATAAGGCTGATTGTCAACAAAAAAATTATTTCAGAGGGGTGTTCTGACGAATTTACTTGACAGAATAAACTCTCGTATGTACAATGGGTCTAAGACCCGCCGGGATATACCCCCACAGTACCCGATAGAGTCCGTTAGGGAGTTGCAAAACTTTCCCGCAGGGGAAGACGGGTCTACCCGTAGGGGTTATATAGTGGGACATGCAAACATATCCATACAGATAACCCCAAATCCACAAATCAAGGTCGAGATTGCATACAAGTACTGGTACCCCCCCGGTGGCCCTAGCGACCCCCACACCGGGGTCAGACCATCGATGATGGGCCGACTACAAGCGCCATGATGTTTTGCAACAAGCCGGGAACCCACCGCCCTTATATGCCGCGCCATCGTGCGCGGTTTTTACGTTGGGCTGACATTATTTCCGATATGGGTTACCTGCCGGGCTGTCTTTCGAGGTCATAAAGCGCAGCATATCCCGAAACCCCAGCCCGCCGATTTATCCCGCCAGTTCAAGCCGCAAGCTATTAATGCAGCACCCGCCCATAAAAAACCCCCAGCACTAGGGCCGGGGGCAAGTTAGGGAGGAACCCGGCTATTCACCCCGCCGGGAGGGTATTTCGTTACGCTTCGATGCGGTTGCCCTTTTGTTGATTTTCACGCGCTGAGATAACTTGCAAATTCCACGGCACGTGCAAGCCGCAAACATTCTGGCCCTGCAGCGGCACAATGTGATCGACGTGATATGCGATCTTTCCGGCTTTTCTGTTCTTGCGCCTCATAGCTCTATAGATCGCTCTCAATTCTGCAACATCTACCCACGGTGGTTGAGCCTTTCGTTGCAACACACGCCTCGCCGCCTGATATGCCGTCTGATACTCCATGTACCTTTCTTTATTTTCGATCTGATATTCCCTGACGCGCGCACGTATTTTTTCGGCATTAACCGCGCGATATTTCCTCTGATGTTCTGACCGATATTCTTCAGTCCTGCGAACGGGGGCCTTTTTGTTACAGCAAAACGCAAGATCCCACCTTGCTCTCGCGCAAATTACACAATGCGCGCTGCTAGTCCAACGGGCTGCAATATGCCCCTCTTTACATGGCTGTCCCGTAAAATAGGTTGTAAGCCCTGACGCCCGTGCCTCTTTCCTAGTCATCAAATACTGCCGCAGATGCGCCGGGACAGAATGCTTTTGTGGGCGCTCTCTATCGCCCCAATATCTGCGATCTAAACATTCCTGACACGTGCCACCAGCCGTCAAACGCTCGGAAACATGGCCGTGTTTGCACGGCTTCCCGGTGAAGTACCTTTGCAACCCCACCGCCTTCGCTTCTTTTCTGGTGATGATTTCCATCGTTCCTTTTCCCTTCCCTAAGCAAAAACCCCGGCACAAAGGCCGGGGCGTTGTTCCTGTTTCAATCGTCTTTCGTGATCTTGAAGTCACACGCGGCAACGGAACGCGGGCTGCTGCCCATCCATTTTTGCAACCCGATCGCATCCATGAATTCATCGAGGGCCGATATCTGATTTTCAATGCCGGTGATCATTATGCGGATCGTGCGGATTTCCCGCTCGGTGATCGCAAAAACCTCTTTAGCTTCAGAGGTGGTCAGTTCGCTTTTGATAGATGTTTTCATCGTTTCGTCCTTTCGTGTGGTTGAGACGGGGCAACCGCGCCCCGCCCCCATGTTGTTGCAAAACTAGCCGGTCTTGGCAAGCCGGTAAATGTTGCGATAGCCGCCC